TTCTGATTTGATTGTGTCGGAAGCTATGTGAAGCAAGGATTTGTCTTTCTTCGAAATCTTTTTTTCATAATTATTCTACCCAATGTTCTGATTTGATTGTGTCGGAAGCTATGTGAAGCAAGGATTTGTCTTTCTTCGAAATCTTTTTTTGAAGTAGACTGAATACGCCCGTGCGTTTCTTCATATGTTGTGCGTTCAGACCTTTTATGTATTTTCTGGTGACAGAATCTACCTCATTATCATTCAAAGGACCAGGTCTCATTCGCATAAGGTACATTCCCCGGATCCAATTGCCGATGTTCGCCATCTTATCATTGATCCGAACATCCTTGCTTCTGAATGTTTCATCATAGGTATTCCAAGTCAATCTTTGATTTTCAACTCTCCACCTGATCGGAAAAGAATTGTGTATTATTTCCATGCACCTCGCATTCAGCCCAGGATCATTGTACTCCAGAGATAACCAAATGCATATTCCAACCAAAGCAGAGCTCATATGAACCAATTTCCCATCTGATGGTGGTGCATATTCTGCAGTCTGAATCCTGATAGTATCCAGAGCAAATTGCGTGATGAGGCCCATCATGCTTACGGCATAAGATATGCTTGAGCAGAGACCTGATTTGAATTCTAGCCCTAGTTGATGAGATATTCCAGTCGGTATCCCACTTAATTGCATCAAAGTCTCTAAATTCACGCAAGCATCAGGTAAAAATGCTGCAGGAACTCCTTGTAATGTGTCCAGATAAGACACTTCTTTGGCCCTCTGGTATTCTTGGTATACATCCTTAAAACAAAAGAGCTTGTCCCAATGATATTGCAAATCATCCCAATCTACGTACCCAACATCTACAAATCCTTTTTGCTTCGTGCATACCATGTAGACTTCAGATGTCTGAGAACTACTAAATATTGTTTGATTGATACTTACAGATTCAAACAATGGACCAATCACTGTGAGAGCGTTGATATCTAGTTCTGCGATCCATTTTGCGTATGTCTTGTATATTAGAGTCCCTTTTGGGCTGAGGAGTTTGGAAACATACTGTCTTATGCATTGCTCTATCTTTTGGGAAATTGTTGGCTCTCTCACCTCCATATCTAAGACAATTAAGTCGATGTTGAGAGTGAATTCTTTTTTAAGAGCCAAGAAGTATTCCCAGGTGTTTGGATCACTCAAATCTGAAGGGTTCTCCCAACATGTTTTGGCATTTACACACCTTTTCAATCCATTTTGGACTGTTTCCAATGCACTGGGTGGGTCTGGTGAAGTCCCTTTTAGGGCAGAGCCATCAAATTCAAGTATACTGTTAAAAATGCATCGTGACCCTTTGTTCCATCTAAGCAACATTGATGTCATTCCACCGGATCCATCTCCTCCGCATATAGCATCCTGGTATCCAATTTTCTTTTGGTGTACTATGGTTCTAAGCTTATAATGTGCGCCTGTCGGAAGCTGTCCCAGTCTCAATCCTGATATTGTCGGGTTTTGTACACGCATTGGAACCTTTAGTCGTTTTTGGACTGCTTTGTTCCTGAAGAAGACATCAATTGAAAGCAGAGTTCCAGTTGCCTCCCTTCCCCATCTGGGTCCCTCTTTTTCTGTTAGATCTTTCAATATACCAAATTTACATGCATGCCGTACTTCTTCTCTGCATACTAACAAATTAGCTGTTAGGTACTCTCTATAACTTTCTTCCCAAGCTTCTTGAGATCTCAACACCCGTGAAAAACTACTAATCTTTCTAATATTCGTCCTGTCATGTTTCGATAATGTCGGTTTGTATAGACATTTTAAGATTTTTGTCGACAACGAAAAAGGTCCAGCAAACTCAACTGTCATCAGATCAGAAAATAGCCACAAATCAGATATATCAGACTTGTATTTGCCCAATTCAACTGATTTACACTGATACCTCAAGTAATTTCGGATGCACAGGCCCATGTCAATGTTGGAGGTCGGATATGAAGTAGGAATTTTATGAGGAATGCTAGATAACTCATGTCTTAGAGGTCCATCTCTGCATAGATTGATAAAACTGGGAGAAGATCCGATTTTATCAATGAGGAAAATGAGACCACCATAGATTGCATTGGCAGGTTTTATTAGAGTTGCAATGCTTCTTCTATGGATAACTTGACAGGCACTTGCTCGGATTAATCCATCTAATATCCCCCTTAAGAATCCTCTCCCTCTCACTCGAGACTGTATACTTACTGGGAAAATTGAGCTATCTTCTGCCCTATGTGATGATTGTCCAACCAAATCTCCATAAAGAAATCCTAAAGTCCTTCCCACATGGTATGACTTTTCTGCTGGAGAGAGGCTCTCCCAGTCTCCCTCTCTGGGGCTTAGCTGATTTACCTCACATCCCCATGAGCCTTGTCCGTTTCGCCACTTGGTCAGAATTTGGTGAACGTCTTGACCTTTGTACAAACCTGGACTTTCCAATGTTGGTTCCTCAATTTCTCTAATGCAACCTAAGCATCTTGTATGGAAATGAACTGTGTTAGATGTTTGTGTGTTTTCCAACATTATGGAAGTGCTCATCTGACTGTAAAGAAGACAAGCCTGGAACATGAAATCGAAGTTCTTGGTTGCATAATTCCCCATGGTGTCAGTTGTTGCCATCATTCTGGTCAGTGCTGCAGGGCTTTGGGCACTAAAGCCACCATGACTAACTCTAGAAGTGGTGAATCTGTGCAATGCAGAACCTGTTCGCTTAAACCCTTGTATAGAGTTTCCCCAGTCTTCTCCTGTCAGAGATTTTATGTTTAGTAAAATACTCTTGGCTAAATTTGAGTCTGGTTCTACAAACCAATGAATTGCGTCCCTCAGCCTAGTTGCTCTACGTACCATTGGAATTTTGCTTTCCTTTTCCCATGGTTGTAGAATGGAAGTTGACTCTGAAGTTTTAGAGCCAAGGTATGCCGGGAGGTCTCCTCTAGAGTCCAAAATGTTTACCAAACCCTTGGGGCAATGAACGGATATGTAATCCTGAGCGGAATTGTCACAGCACTTCGACAGATTCGTCTTAATGACCCCTTTCCCCTCCATTTCCAAAGGATGAGGAATAGTTGTTCCCAGCACCTTTCTAGTCCAGGATTGTCTTCTGAGCATGTCTGCTTGAGTTGCCGAACATCCCCAAATCTTAGATGGGGTTGGTCGAGACTCATAACTGCACAAATGCTCCAGAGATGTTATCTCACTCTTCACTATTAAATCATCAATGGTATAACTCATATAATCTTTGAAAACATTTCTGATTGTGCGGGAATTTTGGAAAAGACTTACTATGCTGTCTGCCACTCCCATGAACGTTCCAGACTTGAACTCGCTTAAGAATCTCGGAAATAAAGGAGTGATACTCCACAAATATGCTCTTATATTGGCATCTTCTTTGTGTACATGAAACACTGCATCCCTGACAATTCGATTCCTTATAGTAGACCGTCTCTGTAGTAGATTATTTTTAATTTCTGTTTTCAAAAGGTTTGCTGGGCTCATTCCCATAGCGATGTTCAAGCTGGTTGGGTCCTCTAACAGCTTATCAATATGTGACGATCTAAACACTGCAATCTTTGGGTTCCCGAATTTCAAAGATAATCGTTGCAATTCCTTGTTTTTTGTGGTGTGGTAAATCAGTTTCCAGAATGCAAGGCTCTCTGTCACCGGATCTGGGAAACTCCGAATCAGAAACCGTGATAGGGCCATTCCACAAACTCCCCCTATCGAGGGGTCTAAGTATAGCATCCCGATTTTGAAAGCGAAGGATTTGAAGTTCAGATGCTTCAGTGAGTCAGAGTATAATGTTGTCCGGATAGCAGGATCATGGAATTCCAATAGCAGCCTGGAAAAATTGCCAAAATAGTTGTACTGAACCATAGCATTAATTGGAGTAGTATCAAAGTGGGCAACGGTCAAGGCGTTGGTTGAGACAGAGGACATCAAATTGGCACAAGTAGGAAGTTGATCATTTGTGACACAAGTTACACGTGACCATCGTTTTGTTTCCAATCCTCGGATTACCCCCCTAAAAATGGGCACTTTCCCATAGTTTAAGTAATCAGCTGATTGCATTGTTTCGTCTTGGTTTATGAGCAATCCTAGTTTGTTCGTCCCAGCTTCTATTGCCTCCATAATGGTGTTATTATTTATCCGCATCTGTTCTAGAGCTCCTGCCAATTCTTGCTCATCTCTGTGCTGCTTGGTTTTATATTGTGTACATATTACCTGATTGTCTCCCTGTGCAAGGACTTTGACTGCTGTATTTCTGATCTTGGCTTCTCTTTGAATAACCAAAAGATTGAGAATACTCCATCCTTTTTGTCTGAGGCCTTCTAACCCCCCGGCTTGTCCCTGCCAGCAAACCCTCTGATTCGAGTTGTTTTCAATCTGTCCATTTCTTACAGTCATAAGATCAGGTCTCCCATTATAATAAATCAAACTTTTCTCAAAAAATTCATGTGTCCGCAATATGAGATTTGGATATCCGAGAAATTGACCCATAACTCTGAAGACAGGTCCGTTAGATTCTTTTCTCTGGTGGTTGTTCCATTTCTCATAATCAATGTGATTGGCTAAACACACGGCTGAATAATCAGACAGGCCTTGACCAGAAGAACTTTCAAGCATCTTCTTTATCACTGCAGTCATGTCATCAGCCATTGTCAATCCGTGGAACAGCGGTACAAAGTGTGTTTTGATGAGATACTCTGTGATAACAAAGTATTCCCTAAGCTTCCATGACATTAGGGAAAAGAATCTACCTGCGATTTTTAACTCTCTCTCCTTCCCCTTCAGTCCAATGATCAGGTCATCATCCTCTAAGCCATGTTTGTCAACCATCTCCAAGAACTCAAGCCAATTTGTCGCTTCATTGTTGATCATAGTTTCAAGCACTTTTTTGCTTGGAATAATTTGATCAGGCTTGTTTTGAATATGATTTATCACATCCTTTTTGTTCATTGAATGACTCTTATCAGAATACACTACAGATGGATCTATTAAATCTGGTATTTCAAAACATTGAATCAATGGGAGTCGATGCCAGTTGTCTCCGAAATCTTGAATTAGAGCAGCCGTGGGCCATGTGTTATCATATATATGACTATAAAAGGGGTGTTCTTTCGGCACTTTGTTCAAGTCAACAGCCCATTTTTTCTTCTCATTGAATTCTTTCGTTAGCACTACTCTTGCCAGGTCGCTAGCCAAAGCTTCTGCATACTCAGAATCAATTTCTTTTTTAAGGGTCACCTGCGTGTGCAATTTTTCCAACCCCTTGAAATAATCAATGAAGGGATGCCCCCAATGTCTGAACGACCCGTAGATTACCAATGTGATGTCGACTGAGGGTGTATTGTCAATTAAATCAAAAAGGTCTTTTATCAGAGGGCTTTGTTCCGAGAGCTCCTCAACTGTGTGCTGTACATGGGCCCGGAATCTAGGAAACACTGGTATTTTTGGTCGAAATGTTCTCGCCAAGTCCGATAAACGAAGGTTACACATGGGCTCAACCGTTTTGATCAACTCGTAACCATCATTCCCCAGACTTCGCAGTATCATGTCTCCTACTTTGTATACTTGGAGGAGATACTCAGTTTCCTTTTCTGGAAACTTGTCATCTGATCTATTGATCATAGACAATATCGTTTGCATTCGTCCAATCACTACATCCTTCATCATCAACATAAAGTTCCGATCAATGATTTGGAGTTGCTGAGGGAAGAAGATGAATTGATCCACTATTACGACTTTCCCTAAACTTTTTAAAGACAGCTCAACTCCTTCTTCTAGCTTATTCTTCACTCTGAGAGTGTTCAAAATCGACTCTTGTTCTTTAGCTGTTGAAGCATTCATTAAGAGAGTTAGTTTGTGTAAATCTAAGAATCTTTGGCAATATTGCGCTGCTTCTTTGAAGAGGTGCCCTGTTTTCTCTTGGAACTCCACATCTTTCCCTACCCAACCCTTTAAGAAAGAAGACACAACTTCAAAAGTCTCCTTTGACTCTTTATCCACTTGAGCCAAAAATTGCCGTCCTTGAGTATAGTCAAAGTCTTTGTGCAGCAACCAACCTCCGAACCATTTATGGAGAGTGTCAGATGTACGGAATCTGATCGTATGATTTCGATTCATCCACATTAGGGGCCTATCCCAATTCTTCTTCTTCCATTGCCGAGGGACGTTGCCTCCTCGACTTCGTTTCAGCAAATTGTCCACGTCATCAGAAATCAGAGGAGAGTTCAAATTATAATCAACACTGTTTAATCCACGAATTCTTTTGTCTTTGGATAACTTGCCATTGAAGAAATTCTCCTCAAGGAAGAAATCATCTCTGAAATCGTCCACAGAGTCCATGATCTCTGTTATATAGTTTTTTTCATACTATTTATTCACATAAAATTTTACATCTTATCACATCGTTTAGAAGTCAGAGAGAGGAGGAGTTATCTCTTAACATATTCAGGAAAGCCTCTCATCTCAAAATGGTTTAGTCGGGATTCAACATCTACTTCTTGTCTGACGATTCTTTTCTTTCTGGGTCTCCAGAGACAATTAAGCACCCGGACCGTCTTGATCGCCAGAAATGTCACAACGATGAGTAGAACAATTCCGACTATTGCCATTACACTCTCTCTCCAATTTGAGAACCATCCTTGAATCAACTCGATAGGGTTTTTGGATACACCTGTGTCTCCGAAGAATATCTCTTCATCTTCTGGAAGAACGCTTTTCGCGTCAGGCATTTGTGGGTGATCAATGGGAGCAGCCTCATCTAGTTCATGCAGATCTTCGTCAATTATGCCTGCTCCGATCAAATAAAGAGGGAATTTAAAGGTTTTCCCTGTGTGCAGGAGTCCATTCGGTCCAATTTTGAACGGTCCAAAATCGAACCACTGGGACCAGAGGAGCTCAGGAGCCTTGGAATATTCTCCACGTCCACCTTTAATTTCCTTCATTTCTCCATAATCAATCCAGGTTCTAATGTATTTAGCATGAGCCGAATGCAGGGTTCCGTTTATGACGGTATAGGCCATGCCTTTCCCTGGAGCCCTTGGTGACAGATAGCTCAAGTCAAGCGGACTGAGAGGTTCTTTCCTGGAAACTTTGTCCCAGGTGTTCTGACACAAAGAGTAATCTAGCATTCTTTGAGTTTCCCACGTCAAAGTTCTTGCCCCTTCTGATTCTAGTGTGGCTCGGATTTCAGTCCCTGCAACACAATTTGGGAAGATGGCACTTATCTTCTTCTCTCGGATGGATTGCTCCACATTGAGACCCATCCACTCTCCATTTGTGAATCTCAACCCCTTTTGTTCGCAAAAGTCCATTATGCAAACAGTTGACCCCGGCATATTTGGATGATATGCACTGTGGAAGGCAAATCTGTCACTCACCAATGCTCCTTCTGAGGGGTAAGATGCGGTCATCTTGATATTTTTGAAAGACTGGGCACAGATGTCAGTCTTTTGACTCTTGGGGATCCACACCGATGAATTGTGGACTGTATCACAAAAATTGGTGGAGCATTCTCCTCCTGGAAATAGTGGGTCGATCCAGTGACCTCTATAATCATCCACCCCAACGTGGTGGGGAGTCACTTGGACCAACATTGCCTCAGAATCTGTGACTGTTGCATAACCGCAGGATTCTGGGGGGAATCCAAGATTGATTAAGCTCCCATCTTTATACCTTTGGAGAGCTGTCTCACAGTCTGATGTTGTCGGTCTCAGATGATGTATTGAATGAGTGATGTATTTCGGCCCATACCACCTGAAATCACATGTTGTCACCCATTTTGCGGCATGGCAGATAAATCCATCTGATTTAGAGGGCGTGATCCCCACGGGAGCTTTCCCAGTCAGTATGGTCTGGGATCTGCTTCCATCGAATTGCATTTCTGATGACTGTGGGCAATGCCGAGAGTCACCCACAACTGGTCTCCACTCCAGTTCATTCTGATCCGGGAAGACAATTTGAAACTTCCCTAAGACAGTATCTGTCATGAGCACCACGACCAAAATGGGAAAGAGATCCATGGTAGACACAAAACAGAGTATTCCTGTTAGTTTTTTTCATAATACTGAAGGAGGTACAAAGATTTGATTAATAAGATTTCGAAATGATGTAATTATTGTCCGATGACTTCTTCACCTCCAAGCCTAGTATGGTGGCTGCAGACAGCATCTCTTCCTCGGAAAAGTGTTTCTTCGGATCAAAGATTTGATCCAAGTTGTCAAGAGTGTCTGTGACTCCGACCCATATCTTCACATTGACAATCCCTTGATTCCTTCTCCCGGACCAGTCACGAGTGAATTGCTCACACACATACATCATGGGTGGAATGTGTCCTAGACTATGGAAAACCAAGCATCTTCCTTCGATTTCCGAAGTGTACTCTGGCGAGCGTCCATCCTGCAGAGACATCGGGTTTGCTTTCATTGCCTGAACAGCTCTCACCATGACAGCCCTATAAAAGGGCTTCTTCCCAGAAAACCCGTTGTACTGCTTTTCCCAATTTGCGACATTGTCGACTGCATCAAGATAGCTGGTGAAGGGTGATTCAGATCTCACCTGCAGCACACATTTGTACTGGAGCTTCAACGTTTGGACCCCTAAGGTAGGCAGATACTCCATGTCTTCATAATCATATCCAAATATCGGAGCAGAGGGGCTCTTGATCTCATTGTAAGATGGAGGGCTTTCCCATTCCATGGAGTGAGATCCATGAGTGGATTTCTTCTCTCTCTTTTTCTCTTTCTTGGCCAAACTCAACAATTGCCTGATGCTCTTCATCGCGGCAGGACAGATTGATATCTGTTAGTTTTTTTCATGTTCAATCATAGATAGGGTCTAGGAAATACTTAATCCTGATCTTGTTGAATATCCCTTTGCGCCTCAATCCAGCAATCAGCATGTCTTTGGTAGAAGGGTTCCCACCGTTAGCATACTGTAAGGCGGACTCTAGGGACCCAAACAAACGAGCCAATGTTCCCTTATATTGAGGTCCATCTCCTGACAGTGGATTTAAGGAGAATTCTCGAATTGCAATTGAAGCCCAATCCTTTGGAGGCTTGATTTCAGGAAGGTTCAAGGGACTCCCTGAAGCTGAACTGGTGCTCTCCGGAGTTGGTGTTGAGGGGGTATTCTCTAAAATCAATGTCCTGGCCGGGGGCATGACTGTAGGTCTGGAGGGGCGACTGCTTGGTCCGCGCTCTGGAGAGGTGTCTCTGTGACTCAGAGTCACTGGCTGGAATTCCTTAAGTAAAGGAGGTGCTGTTGATGAAAAACAGGAGCTCATATGTTCCGTGATTTTCAGTCCAGAAGCCAAATAATCTATTTTTGCTGATGAGAGCCTGATGTTTTTAGATAAATCCATCAAGGCCAAGACTGAATCAGTCCATTGTGAAAGTTGCTTCGGCGTCAATCCCTGGGGAGCACTCAGCTCAGCCACTAGCTTCCCATTAACTGTTTTCTGTACCATTGCACTCCATGGGAGATCCTCCTCAAAGAACACTGTTTCATCTTTGTCTCCAAAACTGTCTTCCCCCTCTGACCCCTTATACGGCTCAACAGCATTTTCTGGGCTTAAATCATCATTAACTGATTCATCATCATCAACTGATTCAGACTCAGACTCATCTGACTCTTTCAGCATGCTCCCGAGAAAATACTCAGGACTCGACCCGTTTGAGGCAGATAGGGTCGTGAAAGTAGAGAATGATTTTTCTGTCTGCTCTTCCATTTCATTCAGTGCACTGAGAGTTTGATTGAAGTCGGGATAGTTGGCCAAGGCTTTCTGGATTGCTCTGCCACGGGAACTCATGATTCCTGTTAGTTTTTTTCATATTATTATAAACCGAATTTCATTCTGTCTAAGTCTGATTTAGGCAAAGTAACCCCTGGCATATGCTCCGATGGACTTCTCTCGTGGATCTAGGATTCCATGCACTGCTCGTCTAGCAAAGACCTCCATGTCTCTAGTTCTGACTTGGCCGATATCATCCCACCAGGCAAGCCATTCCACAACGTCTCTAGTTGTGGGTGCTTCTTTGGACTCCTCTCTTTCTGAGTTGTCGCTCGCATCAGGCGCGGCTTTGATGTACTCCTTGTTGTGCAAAACGAATCTCTGCGCGAGGTCTGAAGATCTCCCTGTTGCATATGCAAACAGCAGAGCTGCCTGGGTGAGCTCTTGATATGGGATGTCATCCGGAACTCTTGCATTCCGAGCTCTTGCTGAGTTGACCAGCACTGCAGTTAGTTGTCCCCAGAAGTGGAAGCACGGATTTTTTACTGATGAATAAGGAGATTTGGTGGACAGACCAAAATCAATAAGATAAGGCATGTAGGAGTCTGCCTTGTCTATTTCTTGGCCAGGGGTCATCATCCTGCAGACCTCATCCTCTACTGGCTTGTTCAAGACCCATGTCATCACCTCCTCGACTGGCATCCCTGTCACCTTGACTAAGTGGGCCATGGTTGACAAAGCAGCACAGTCTTTGAAGCGGGACGTGATGGTTCCAAATCTAATGACAGCCTCCTCGTGCTTTTTGAAATGGTGGAAAAACATATCAATTGCCGCAACCAATTTCAAGAAATTAGAGTCATTGATCCAGGAAGCATAATTGTTGTCTGCTGGGTTTCCGAGTGACTCAAAACTGGGGCTCTTGAGCTTGCACTGGGCACACAGATGATCATATAAGTCCCCTCTGTACCTCTCATCTGTGGCTCTCCCCACTCTCTGGAGCCCTAGGATATACATGGGCAGCCACTCATCCACTGTCTGGGTCAGGTTGGCATTTTCTTTCCCATCAGGAACAAGGCCAGCGTATTCCTTGACTTCTAGCATGTCAAAGAGGCGCACCGTGGTGTCTTTTGCGGCGATGGTCACCCTGAAGCTTACCCAATTATCTCTGGCTTCATCTTCTATGTTTTGGAGGACACGATACAGGTAAGAGTTAATGTGGCAGACATTAACCTCTCCTGTTGTCAATCCCATATACACATACTGGCGAAGTTTGTCCAAGTCCAAGCGAGTTGAGATGAACACCGGGATCTTCCCTGGATTCTTCGCAAAGTACTCAGCAGGAAATTCTACTGGGTCTTCGCTCGCAGGCAAAGCCGCCACAACCTGGGTCCCGGTTGAAATGCGCTTCACGGACACAGACATGATGATATCTGTTAAAATGTTTCTTGTTGCAAACGTTGGTAAACGCCGGGCCGTCCCCTGTCAGGGCGTGCCACGGCGTAGAAGATATCTGTGTGCTTAGTGG